AAAGTATAAATGTAAGAAAATAAAACATTATTATATACTTCATCATCCCTAATAATTTCATGAACAATTTGTGGGTAATCTATTGTATTAGAGGTCATAAATTTTTTATTTGTTATAGAAGTGCTATTAAAACAATAAAGTAAATTATTATTATTTATATAATTTATTATTTCTAATTGTTCTTTTACATTTGCAAAATCATCTATGATTTCTATAGACATTGTTATAATAGTTTAGATTTTTCTTTTTGAGTTTCATCTAATGTTTTATGATTTTTTTCTAGTTTTTGTAATGTAATTTTACTAGGTTTCCATTCTTCTTTATTAACAACCTTACCACCTCTATCGGGTTTTGTTTGAAAAATAGAAATATAACTTCCATCATAAGGTTTTAGTTTTTCTTTCCACCAATCAGGTTCTTTAATAGTGTAATGTGCATTTTTACCATTAAGTAAAATTTGTGTAGCGGGATAACAAGTAATAGTTAAAAATACTTTATTACTATAAGTAAATATATCTTTTAAAACTTCTTCAACTTTATCTTCTTGAACATGTTCCATGACATCTATACATAAAACTAAATCATATTGACCAGTGGGTTTATTGGCAAACTTTGCAACGGCTGGATCGTAAGGAGTAATATTAATACCCATTGGAGATCCAGGAACTTTTTTATTGTTAAATAAAATAGAGTGAAATTGTGCTTTACCACAACCATAATCTAAAATAGATTTTATATTATTTTCTTTTATTAAATTAAAAATATTATGTTTATATTCTGCTAACGCCTCTCCAACCCAATTAGATTGATTTGCTGCGTGAAACTTAGTTGCTTCTGTTAATGATTCATACACGATTTTTGTCCTCCAAACTTTTTAAATTAAATGCATAACATATTCTTTTTTCTTTTCTTTTTTCTGGTAATACATAATGTACTAAACTATAGGGAAAAATTAAAAAGTCAAAAATTTTTGGTTGAAAACTAAAAGTTTCTCCATCTTTAGTAAAGATAATATTATTATTTTCGTTTGATAAATAAAAAACACCTGAAAAATTAGAATGAAGAGTAGGATGGGAATGTGGATTATTGTAAGAATTGTTTCCTAATACGTTTAACCAACTCCAACTAATATGGCTATTAACTGTTTTTAACATCATTTGATTTATTGCTTTATCCATTTCTTCTTTGCCTTCAAAGTCTTTGTGAAATTGAAACCCATTTCTATTAGAACGTAAATCACTTTCCGTATAATTATTATCTACAAACGATAAAATTTTTTTATGTAAGATAGGTTGTAATGGTAATTTACCATGCATAACTGGTACTGCAAATAAATTATATGTATTTATCATAAGTATTTTTATATTTAAAAAAATTAGCCATAACATATCTTGTTGCTGTTATGTCATTGAATTGTAAAGAAGTGTGATATATTTTAGAATCAAAAATTAATGCTCTGTTTTCTTTAAATCCTATGTGTCTATTTAAAACAAGTTTATCATTTTCTTTGTGATAGAAACCAGTGCCACTATTTAAAATATTAATTCCTTTTAAATATATTAAACAATTTATATCTGAATGATCAGTATGGGGAGATGCTTCTTTGTGTTTAGTACTTAGAAAATAATTATGTTCTGCAGAAACTAAATTTAGTCCATATTCAGATAATAGTTTAAATACTTCTTCCACTGCAAAATGGTTTTTATTCAAAGGTACATTAAAATATATTTTTTGATAAATATTTTTATCTTCTTTTTTAGCTGTATTATATCGGCTTTCAAACTTTAATCTTGAAATGTCATAAAGTATTTGATTATACACTTTTTCTTCAAAAAAGTTGTCTTTTACTAGTAAGGTATCTTTCACACTAGAAAATTTCATATATAATTTTTTTCTTTATATTCTTTATAGTGCTTATAACATAACTGACTAAAATTAGTCAAGTGTAACGCTTTTTTAAAGGTGTCTACTTTATAAGCATCAATACCATCATAACCCATTTCTTTTGCTACTTTAAATCTATAATGACCACAATGTATTTCATCATCTTTAAATACAGCGGGAAATAACAATCCATCTTCTTTCATGTATTGACGAACAGTCTCTAAATGCTCCTGATCCCAGTCTATTTTGTCTTGCAATGAGTCAAAATCTATGTATGATAACCTTTCCGGGAACCATACTATTCTCGCTTTCATTATATTCATAAGTATTATATAGTAGGTTATATGCTACAAAAATTAAATTTCAAGCCCGGTTTTAACAAGATGGTCACTGATTCCGGAGCCGAGTCTCAATGGGTTGATGGTGATTTTGTTAGATTTAGATATGGACTACCTGAAAAAATAGGTGGCTGGAATCAATTAACAGTTCAAAATGAAACACTTCCAGGAGCTGCACGGGCACAACATACTTGGACCTCTTTAGCAGGTGAAAAATATGCAGCTATAGGTACATCACAAGGATTGTTTTTATATTATGGAGAAGACTTTTATGACATTACTCCATTAGATACCGCTATTACTGGAGCTACTTTTGATTCAACAACTGCTTCTGCAACGGTTACAGTCAATAAAACTTCACATGGTTTGAGCGCTGGAAGATATGTAAAATTTTCTTCTGTATCTTTACCTGGAGCCGGAGCCACTGATTTTACAACAGCACAATTTCAAGATAATACTTTTGAAATATCTAATGTAACAACTAATACATTTGATATTACTATGCCAGCTAATGAAGGTGGTACGGGTATGTCTGCACAAGGATCAGCTCAAATTGATCCATATATAATTGTTGGTCCAACATTTCAAACGGCAGGATACGGTTGGGGTACATACGTTTGGGGTGATTCAACATGGGGCACTGAACGTACAATTAGTAACGTGACCCTGGATCCAGGAATCTGGAGCCTTGATAATTTTGGACAGATATTAATTGCAACTATTTTTAATGGTAGAACTTATACATGGGACGCAGGAGCATCCAATCCAAGAAACAACAGAGCAACGTTAATGTCTGGAGCACCAACTGCATCAAGGCTTACACAAGTATCGGACAGAGATAGACATTTATTTCATTTTGGAACTGAAACAACTATTGGTGACCCAACAACTCAAGATCCAATGTTCATAAGATTTTCGAATCAAGAAGATTATACTACCTATGCTCCTACAGCTACTAATACTGCAGGTACTTTTAGCTTAGACAAAGGTAATAAAATTGTTGGAGCTGTATCTGGTAAAGATTATACATTAGTATTAACTGATAGTTCTGCATATGTCATTCAGTATGTAGGTCCGCCATTTACTTTTTCGGTTAGACAAGTAGGTACCAATTGTGGATTAATTGGTCAAAAAGCATTAAGTTATTCTAATGGTGTTGTTTTCTGGATGTCTGGTGAAGGTGGATTTTTTATGTACGATGGTACAGTAAAGGCTATACCTTGTTTAGTAGAAGATTTTGTATTTACTACAACGGGAGATAATTTAGGAATTAATTATACTGCAAGTGATATTATTTATGCAGAACATAATTCTTTATATAATGAAATTAATTGGTTTTATCCAACATCAGGACAAGATCAAATTAATAGATGTGTTACATTTAATTATGGAGAAAACTGTTGGACCACTTCTTCATTAGCAAGAAGTAGTTATGTGGATCAAGGTGTATTTGATTTACCATATGCAACAGAATATAATAAAACAGCAACGCCTAATTTTGCTATTCAAGGTGTAACAAATACTTATGGTGCATCAACTTATTATGCCCATGAAACCGGAACTGATCAAATCAATTCATCAGGCACTACGGCTATTAATGCTTTCATTAAATCTGGAGACTTTGATATATCTGCAAGAAGAGGTCTTACCGGTCAATCAACAGGAATAGCAGACTTTAGAGGTGATGGAGAATTTATTATGTCTATGAAACGATTTATTCCTGACTTTAAAGTATTAACCGGTAATTCAAAAGTAACTTTATTATTAAATGATTATCCGAGTCAATCTGCTACAAGCTCACCTTTGGGTCCCTTTACAATTACATCATCTACTGATAAAGTTGATACTAGAGCGAGAGGAAGATTACTTGCAATTAAAATTGAAAATGATGGCACCGGTGAAACGTGGCGTTATGGAACTTTAAGAGTAGATGTACAACCAGATGGTAGACGTTAATGGCTAAAATAACTTCATACATACCAGAACCAAAAGAAGAATATGATGTTGAAAACCAAAGACAGATTCTTCGTGCGGTTGATACTATCAAGAATGAATTAAATTTTTCTTATCAAGATGATCTTAGAAA